TAGAGTGGGTGATAGGATGGAACCAAGTTCTTGGTTTTTAGCTTATTTACTTTCTAATTTAGCTAAGTTGGAAAAAGGTGAACAAATTGATGTTGTGTTCGCTGATTGTTTAAAGATTGAAACCTTGAAATTGGCAAAAGTTAAGGCTGGAAAAACCAGAGGTTTTGCTACGTGTCCTTTACACTATTTGATTATTGCTAGAATGTATTTTTTAGACTTTGCTATGTATGTACAAAGTAAAGCAGCCACACATCCTATTAGTGTGGGTATTGATGTACATTCTATTGAATGGACTATGCTCTATCGTAGAATAAGTGAAGGCGCAAAATCATTTATTTCTGGTGATTTTACAAATTTTGATGCTACTATTAGAAAGGTTTTAGTTCTTGTGTATTTACGTATTGTTAACAAGTGGTATAATGATGGACCCGTCAATGCGGAAATACGTAGACTATTGGTGGAACATATTTGGAGTTCGAAGCACATTTTGTATGATGTTATTTACATGTTGTCTTGTGGAAATCCTTCAGGAAATCCTTTCACTTCTATTGTAAATTCTGTCTGCTTGATGTGTATCTTGTACTACATATTTGTTGAAGTCATGGGTATGAGAGAAACTGACTTTATGATGGCGGTTTATGGTGATGATAATTTGGTAGGACTCAAGGTTCCTGGTATTACTGTTGCTGACTTGGCTCCACTTATCTTGGAACATTTTGGTATGGTTTATACTCATAGTTTGAAAGGTAGACTTGATGTTGTTGATACAATGTCTACTATTTCATACTTGGGCAGAACTTTCCGTCTTGATAATAGTGTTGTTCGTGCACCGTTGGATGAACGTGTGATTATTGAATCAACATATTGGTATAGCAAGACAAATGAGAGTTTGGTAGCTATGTCAACTGCTCAATCATTTATGATTGAAGCGTCACATCTACCTTACTCTCGATTTTGTGAGTTGAGAGAATTGTACTTTCGTGCGGTTAGAGATCGCATGCCCGAGTTGTATGAAGCAATAAGGGAACAATCAAAAACATACTGGTATTATTATGAGTCCATGTATGTTACCTCTAAAAGGGTACACTTTGATATGCATAGTGAGTTTACATCTCATTGTTGTGTGACTAGTGAAGAATCTTGTAAGTCGTGGGACACAAAACCTATTGTAGTTCAATTTCCTGAACAAAATGTGAGTGAGAGTCGTAATGAAGATATGACACACCGTGGTCCTAATGAGGCCGGTGATACCCAAACTAATCGTCTGGGTGCAATGAGGGATATTAATCCCACAGAGTATGATGCAACGCCTGGACAGCAGGTACAAGGTATTCATGAATCTTTAAATATGGAAGTGCATAAGATGAGTGGAAATTTTTTACGAGAATATTTAGTTGGTTCGTTTACCATTACTTCTTCAATGGCTACGAATACACAGATTGGTGTTTTGAACTTTCCTCAGGCATTGACTAATATTCCATTTATTAATGCCATGATCCATTATTTTAAGCATTTTCGTGCTGGTGTTAGAGTCTCAGTGAGACCATCTTGTACGAGTTTTGATTATGGAGTTTGTATGATGGATTGGTATCCATATAAACTCTCTGTGGACACAAACACTAATGATATATATGACCGTAGTGGACGTGAACATTGGCTCATTCCTTATGAGACCTCTGGAGCTGTTACAGCAGATTTTAAATTTCTGCATCCGTATCGAGCCATGGATACATTTAGTATGGCTAATGATGAGATTGGTTGTTTAACTTTTACGGTAGTTTCTCCCTTGACGAATATTCAAGGTACTACTGAGAGTATTACTCTGGTGGTTACTGCTCAATTTATTGAGCCAGAAGCTTGGTATCCATATTATCTTACGGCATTAACTGCTATTAAAGAGGATGAGGATGGTGAGTTTGTTGAACATGCACATATGGAGGCCACTATGAAGTCTAAGAATAACTCTTATTCTAAAGATTTTGAGGCTAATATTAGTGTAGGAGGTAATTTAACTGCTCCGAGAATTGCAGCAGGGATTCGGTCTAGTGTTAGACGTGGGTTGGATAAACCTACTTTGCTTGATCAGCAGGCCACACCACGTATTGATTATTTACGTTCTGATTTTTTTGGACGTGGATATTCTGATATTAAGTCAGGAGGTAATGATCCTGAGAATGCTGTGACTACGGATCCAGTTGTTTTTAATCCTGGTGTAGATGAAACTTTATTGAGCACGATCAGTGGAACACCACAAATGACTTCTGTATTTTCTGTTTTTTCTACTACAGTTCCATTTATTGTAGAGAATTTAAATGGTAATGGGAGACAAACATATGATAAAGTATTGCAGAAAATGCATTCTTTCCATTCCGGCGGTTACAAGCATAAGATTTATTTTTCTTGTACTTCTATGCAAAGCATGCGTGTTGTTTTTTATTATGCTCCTGCTGCAGCTGCTGCTACGGGAACTATATGGCAATATTGTTATCATGAGATCGTAGAGGTGAGTGGATCAACTGTTTATGAAACTACAACTGCTTATCCTAATGTTAATATTATGGCCACCACTAATGATTCTACATTTGCGTTGTGGTGTTGTGTCTTGAATTTTTCACAACCGATTGCAGGAGCCACTTCTCCTATTTATGCTATCGTTTATGAGGCTGCTGCTGAAGATAGACAGTATTCTGGGTTGTTGGATCAATGTTACAATTTTACACCTGCTAGTTATGAATTTGAAACTCATTTTTGTCCACGTGAAGACTTTAAGAGACCCTTTCACCCTTTGCATGAGTCAATGTCATTGTATCGTCACAAAGGAGTGGTGTGTGGTGAAATGATAGAGAATATTTTGGATGCTATGCATGTAATGTGGCCTGGTGTTAAGAAACAGACTGGATCAGGATCTGAATATTTCCTGCCACCTTGGGTATATGCATCGTCAAATACTATTAATGGTGTTCCTATGTTCAATTTGTTCTATTTGTTCTGTAGAGGTAGTTTGCGTGTTAAGATTTTTGATCAAACGACCGCTACTAACAATACAAATTCTATTGGATTGTTTTTGCGTACTTCAGCTGGAAATTATTACCCTACTTTTGATTGTACACATCCAACTATTCCAACGGCTGGTTTAACAATGCCATTTTTTACGGCTGGGGCATTTGTTCCTATTAGAACTGGAGTTGCGCCTAATTTGCCAAAATGGAGTGTTTTGTATCCTACCACCACTAATTATGTGTATCCTATGATTGGTGCTGCTGATGATTATACACCATTTTATATTTTTCCATTTCCTGCTGGAACTTTTCAGGGTAGTAATGGCAATATTGGATTTGCAGGTTTGGCAAGTTACATGTCTACTTGACGGTTGTGTCAAATTAATAGTAGTACACACACATTCATATGTGGGGTTAAAATCCTGCGAGAGTGTGTGTATTATTTTCTTTATATTTTAATTAAGTTGTGGTTAATTTGTAGAGTCCTCATTGTATTTAATTTTGATTATTTATTGAATACGGGGTGTTTAAAG